CACCAGCGTGCCGTTCTGGAAAGAGATGGACGACAACCAGAAATCTGCGCTGGTGTCGTTCGCGTACAACCTCGGCTCTGGTTTTTACGGGTCTGGGGGATTTGAGACGATCAGCCGCTGCCTGAAAGAGAAGGATTGGGCCGGAGTCCCTGCTGCTCTGGAGCTATACCGCAACCCTGGCACCAACGTCGAGGCGGGCCTGCTGCGGCGGCGTAAGGCTGAGGGCAAATGCTGGGGCAACCATCGGCCGCAGTATCAGCAGGAAACGGCCAAGCTCAGCATTGATGCGCCTTTCACGGCCAGGCTGACGCCCCACGTCACCCTTGGCGAGTTTGCGCTAAATCAAGAGGCCAGGCGGTTTGACCGTGCGGACCAGCTAGAGATTGCGGCCGAACTGGCGGCGTTCCTTGAGCGTGTGCGCGTTGCTTTTGGCGGCAAGCCCGTGGTGATCACGTCCGGCTATCGGCCACCTGCCTTCAACTCTGCAGCAGGTGGAGCCAGCAACAGCGAGCACCTTTACAAGCCGGGTTGTGGCGCCGTTGACTTCTACATTGACGGAGCCGACATCTACAAGGTCGAGGATTGGTGCGACAAAAACTGGCCTTACTCCATCGGATACGGAGCCGGTAAGGGCTTTGTCCATGTGGGCATCCGCAGCAGCAGGGCTAGGGTTCGCTGGGATTACTAATCGCCAGTGCTGCTACCAGACCATGAGATCCGCCGGCTATGCCAGCGCAATTCCCTGCTGTCGCCGTTTAACGAGGAACAGCTAAACCCAGCCAGCTATGACGTGAGGTTGGGCACGCAAATCATGGTCGAGGTGGCGCAAACCTCGGAGCTGCAGAAGATCCAGCTGCACGGCCACACGCCCGACGATCCGTTTTGGATTCAGCCGGGCGAGTTTTTCCTGGCGGAGACGATGGAGATTTTCAATCTGCCAGATCACGTCGGCGCTCAGTTTGTTCTCAAGTCGAGTCGCGCTCGCGAGGGCTGGGACCATGCCGAGGCCGGCTGGGCGGATCCAGGTTGGTTTGGCAGCAGGTTGACCATGGAGCTACGCAACCAGCGCCGGCTGCATCCGTTGCCGATTTGGCCTGGCCTGCGCATTGGCCAGATGAAGTTCTTGCTGGTTAGCGGCCGCGTTGAGAAGAGCTACGCGCAGACTGGCCGCTATAACGCCGACCTAGGCGTTACCGCTAGCAAGGGCTAACGTCCGACTGGCGGAGGAGACAACGACCCGGCCTAGCCAACCGGGTTTTTTATTGCAGCATGATCGCCGGGTTTTTTAGCGGTGCCATGCGCTGCCGCAGCACCTTGCCAGGCGCCTCTGCTGGATCGTCCAGCTGCAGCATGGTGAAGCTATCGACGCCGTGCTTTTCAGCCCACCAGCTGGCGGCAATGTGGGTGTCGAAGGGGCCGACGTGCCAGGGGCCGACTTTAAGGATGTATTGCATGGCGGGAGCGTAGGGGTAGCGGGCGATTCCGTCTAGTCAGGCCATCATCTGCTCGATGGCAAAGGCCAGGTCGGCGTCGCGGTTGCAAGCCTCGTCGATGGCTGCATCGAGGCAAGCGTTGTAGATCTCTTGAGCGATCAGGCCGCGGATCACTTCCAGCAGGTCGGCGGTGTTGAGGGTGGCGAGCTGGGCGGTGAAGGTGGCGAGCATTGGTCGGTTCCGTTGATGCAATAACTATACACCACAGACGGGGCACTGTGGCAACAGGGCATGAAGCGATCCCAAAGAAACCCAGAAAACCAAGCCGCAGCGGTGGCACCCGCTACCGTTAGCCAAGCGGCGGACAGCCCATGCGGGCGTTTTACCTAGAGATCTCCGCCAAGCTCATCTATCGCTCTGACAGCGACCCGGACGACTTGCCGGCTGATATCTACAGCCAGATCAGCGAGTTCATCCCGAGCGATGAGGACATCATCGACATCGAGGTGCAAGCTTTGCCCCTTCCTGCGGATCTAGGTGGAACAGCACCACATTGATGAAACGCGCCTAGTCACGCGGCGCTCTGCCCGCGATCAGATCCACTTGGCGTGGAGTTACCGCTGCGCATACTGCGACGATCCGCTGGGCCGCTCGCCAACGCTCGATCATGTCGTTCCCAAGGTGCACGGTGGCCTCACTGTCCGCGAAAACCTCGTTAGCTGCTGCTTGGCCTGCAACTCATCTAAAGGCCACAAGGATTGGACCACTTGGTTCCGCGCGCAGGAATTTTGGTCAGCACTGCGCGAGTGGGCCATTGCGCGCTGGCTGAACGGCGAGCACTAAACTGCAAGCTCGAAATTCTATAGAGGAATCTCGAAGCGTCCGCCGACGGCAGGCGACGGCGAGGGCAGGACTGCTCCGGCAAGCTGCCCACCTGCCTCTCTATTTGGCCAGCAGTTCGTCCAGGTACATCTCGGCTTGCCAGAGATCCGATGAATACCTGCAGTAGCCATGGGCGCAGCTGCGATAGTAAATCTCCATGCCTTCTCGAAACAGGGTCTCGATGTAGCCGCCATCCCTGTCGGTACGGCTAACAACCTCTAAACGGCTCATAAAATTCGCACCTGGCCGCATAGCGTCCACCGCTTCTCTTTGATTCTGGCAACCCAAGCTCGCAGCAATGCCGCTGAGTGTCCCATTGCAGGCAGTCCCAGCACATCCTTTTGTCGCCCGGTGGCCTGATCTGACTGACTGCAGCCTGGTAGATCATCTGAGCCTTTAGCAGCGCCTCTTGGAGCGTTATGGCGCCAGTGTCAGCTTCAATCTGATGCTCAGGCTTTGGCCCAAGGATTACGCGCGCGTGCCACGTTCGATCGGCGCGGTCGCAAACCAAAAGCAGGCGACCAGCATGGAGCCGGATCATTCGGCCTCGCCCGCTGATGGCTGGTGATAGATCCGCTCAAGCTTCATGGATGGCGGTTCAGGCTCGGCCAGCATCGGATCGTCAGTGTTGGCCGCCACAAACACGCTTGGCCATCCCAGCTCTTTGACCACCACCAGGCTGGTCCTAGGACTCTTGACCAGAATCCGCAGCGCCAGGCGCTCTAGCAGGTTCAGCCCAGGCAGGTACATCATGCGCCCAGTTTGGCTATGAGCCGATCCAAATACCAGCGGCACTTTTGGGCATTTTCTAAAGGGTCGCCCTTGAGCCACAACCTGAGCAGGTATTTGATCGCGTTTCCGTGGCAGTAGGCGGTCGGCATGTCTGGCGCATCTTGGATGGCGCTTTCGATCGTTTCGATCACCTCAATCGGCCCGCGGGTGTAGTGAGCCGGGTGGTTCACGTTGTCAGGCATCGAGCCATCCCCATGCGATACGTCGGCAGATTCGCCAAGCGTGTTTCTCATCGACATCAAATTCAAAGGCCAACTGCCGATAACTCCAACCCTCGTCACGGAGCCGGCGCATTTTGCGGACCAGCTCCGGCGTGAGCAATGCGTTGAGGTTGTTTTCGCCGCGTTTGAATTTGCGGCCTTCAGGCATTACGCCCATTTGCCCAGCAACTCAGCGCGGCAAACCTGGATGGCTTGCTGGGCCTGCTTGTGGGTGAACACCGACTGGCACTCGTCCATGGCCATGCAAACCTTGGCGTGAAGTTCGGCGTAGTCCGTGTCGCGGAAGTTGGCCGCAATGTCGGCGCAGAACTCATCCCACAGGCCCGTGTAGGTCTTGCGGCGCGCATCGCCTAGGGGCAGCTCATCGCGGCCGCTGCGGCGGTAAAGCGACTCCATGAAATCGGCGCGTTGTTGGTCCAGCTGTTGCTCGGTCATGGCTCGATCAGATTTTTGAGACGGTGAAGTTCAGCGCAAAGCTGCTCGCGGTTGCGGATGCCATGCGTGCCGCGTAGCTGTTCTACGCGGACGTCAATCAGCAGGCGCAGCCGGTCGCGTTCGCATTGCTGGCCAGCTCTGAACGTGTTGCTGCGATCCAGAAGCTCATAGAGCCTTGCACGAACGGGATCGGTCATGCCACCTCTACCTCGCAAGATGGCCAGCGGTTTTGGGCATATTTGATGGCCGCGGCTTTGTTTTCCGCGCGGGTGATCCATGTGAGCGGCTTGGCGCCTTTTGGGTAGACGATCAGCCGGAACTCTTTGGTTCGGCTGCCGCTCTTTGGCCGGCTAACGCCTTCGCCGTAGGAACCCTCAGGAGTGTCAGCCCATTGCAGCAGTGCGCCTTTGATCTCAGCCATTGGTGATTAGGTGATTGTCTTTGTCGGGATTAAGCCAGCGGATTTCGTCCCAGTATTGGATCCAGCCATCGAAAGCCTCAGCCTTGGCCTGCTGGAAATTTTCAGCCCGGATGCATTCGCGCACCGAGGCGCTCTCTATGTAGAAGTAGTAACTGCGCTCAGTCATGGCGGACGTATTCCTGGGTCCCTGAATGGGTCGAGCCATGGTGGGCGGTGGCGTCAAGGCCGATCATCGCGAAGGCGCTGGCAGCGATGACAAAGCAGAGCAGGTTTCCGAGTTTGGCGGACATAACTAAAAAGAAATTAAGTAATGCCCCGAACCCTGTCGGGGCTTGGCGTTTCAGGCGTGCAGGTCGAAGATCTGCACCTCCCATGCGCGAGGATCGATGAGCATGGCCAGCTCTTCCTGCAGGCGCACGCGACCTTCCAGCTTGTCTTGGGCGTAGAAGCCGGAGTGGATGCCCTCGGGACCAGTGGTGCCGGGCTTGCGGATGATGACGTGGAAGCGAGCGGCGGGCATGGCTGGCGATGCGGTGGAGGACCGATCGCCTCCGTTGAACAAACAATACACCACCCGCGGGGCACTGGCAAGACCTGTTGCTTTGCTTTACACAGCCCCGTCGCCAACGGCCAAGCTCACCGGAACCCGCAGCATCGGCTTGCTTTGCCCAGTGGGCCCAATCCGGCCCCAGCCCACTACAGCGGGACTGACGTTCAGCTCGACAGTGAACCAAGAATGCCCGCAGGCCAAGCATTTCCGCTTGCGCGTGATGTGCTCCTGGTCGTGCCCATTGGTCGCTGCTGCTCGGATGTTGCTGCTGCTGCACTTCGGACAGTTCACGGGCTAGTTATCGTTGGATGTACCCCATCCCTAGCATACGGTGAACTTCGGAGACTGGATGGCGGTGGACCTCTCCACCGAGCAGAAATTTGAAATCGAAAAACAAGCCCGCAGCCTGCTCAAAAGCGAAGACGCGGGCGTATTTGCCGCGGCACTGCTGAAACAGTGCTGCTACCAGCAGCAGCTGCTCCAACAGGCCGTGAACGAAATTGCTCGCTTGGAGTGCGAGCTGATGTGATCAGAACATGTCGCCGTCAACCTCGACCACCTGGCCGTCAAATGCCTGGGCGAGCTTCTGAGCGCCATCGCCAGGATCCACCCAGTCGCGGGGAGGCTGGCCCACTGCGCTGATGTAATTCAGCCCCGACTTGGCCTGTTTCTTCCAGCCGCTGATCGGCACTTGAACCGACCCGTACTGATCCGGGGTCTGGCTCATCACAAAGCGGCAGAGCGCGTCCAGCTCTTCCACTTTGATATTCATCATTCCCGAAAAGTCGATCTTGCTGTCGGGCTTGGTGCTCTTGAAGATGCTCAGGTTCAGCTTGAAGCTCATGGTTTTTTGTGGGTGATGGTGTTGGCCTGTTCAAATTGCTCCACCTCGGCCAATGGGTAGAGCACAACGCCGGGCGTCTTGAAATACGCCGGCCCCTTCTCAGCCTTGCGCCATCGCATCAGCGTGTCAGGGTGCAACCCCCAACGCTTGGCCAGCTGAGTTGCTGTCAAATACTCAGAAGAGTTCGCCATCCTCGACAGGCTCCGGCTTGGGTTGTTCCGCCACCTTGGCGTTTAGATCAGACACTGGCGAGGTGACAGTGACCTCTTCAATGTCGATCGCCTCCTCTTGCGTGTGGGTGATGCCCACCAGCAGCTCAGGGATATACAACCGGCCCCACATTGCTGCCGACCGATAGCGAATCATCAGCTCCGGCATGGTGCGCCATTTGCTGCCGCTCTTGGTCGCCCACCCCTCAGCCTTGGCCATCGCCATGCTGACGGTGGGACCAGTCAGATCCTTGCCGGTGGCTTTTTCCTTTGCGACGGCATAGCAGGCCAGATCGTCGCCCTTGCCCGACATCTCATACCGCAGCGGCTCAAAGCGGCCGCAGCCATTGATCAGGGCAATGATGAACTGGCTGGACCAGCTAGGCCGGCCGTGGATGATATGCAGATTCTGCATAACCTGCAGCGGACTCAGGCCCATGCGGCCTGCAATCTCTAAGGCCACCAACGTATTAGCCAGCCCCTGCTGCCCTTGGAACTGCTGCGGCACCAAGCTGCTGCTAGCCAGCGCCTTGGCAATCCGCTGCGCATCTTCAAACGCTTGGATCCCGCCAAACACGTTGCCGGTGGTTGTTAGTGCGTTGTTCTGGTCCATCAGAATCCCTCGATCTCATCGGTGGTCATTGGCGCGCTTGTGCCCTTCTTTGCCCAGTCGGGCAGGGTGAGTGTTTCGATGGCGTCGCTGTAGCTGGGCCATTGGTCGGCCTCCCGGCAGTCGGCCAGCTTCTGCAGATCGCGCTGGCAGTGTCGCCATCCGTGTTCGATTAGCTCTTCATCTGCGGCATAGACCCCGACGCCGTAGGGCGCTTCAGTTTCAACCGCAATAAAGATGAACGCCTCAGGCCGGATGCCCGTGGCCTGCTCGATGCCATGGCTGTACCAAGCCGCCTGCACGCCATAGCGATAGGCCATTACGCTTTGCCGGAAACCGCGCGGGCTGGCGTCGCGTGTGCTCTTTAGATCAACGGCGATCTTGCCATCGTCGCTCAGCCAGTCCGGCCTGCATTTGCACTGGAGACCCGTCGCAGCATCGCGCCACATGTGAGTGGTCTCAGGCTCGCCGTTCATCGTCAGCAGCATTGCCGCCGCTG